CACTTGCCCCTTGTATTGTTTTTAGGCTGGGTAGCGACACTTGTCCTTCTGTCCCAGCAAACGAGAACATGCTATCACATGCCTTCGCACCGTTTATGGATTCTAATTTTGGTACGGAAATGACTTTCAAATTTGAACAAGATATAAATGCGTTATTGCACGCTTCATCGCTATATATTTCAACTAAGTCTGGAAATTCAGCCCCAGTAATTGCGTTGTTGTAGTAAAATTTATATGCCAATGCTTTGCTGTCGATTTTCGTTATGCCATCCATGTTAAGTGAGAACTGTTGGTCTGTCGTCGGTGTGATTGGTCTTGACAACTCAGAACCAGCCACTGGAAAAATATTATCAAGGGATACGCCGAACTTGGTTGTTGCACCACCACCACCCGTGGGCACATTTACTTCTGCTGTTGCGTATTCAGTCACGTCGTACGAGCCGTTTTCAACTATGCTTAATATGCCTGTTGACGGGTTTGGCACTTGAACTTCAACTGTACCCAAGCCCGTGTAACCCACATCGGCTGTGTATGTGCCGTTCTCTGTGACAGTAATGTTTTGATTGTTTATTGTTGTGCCTGTGGGCACATTTACGTTTACTGTACCCAATCCGGTATATCCCGTATCAGCGGTATATACACCATTCTCGGTAACATCAATGTCTTGATTGTTTATTGTTGCACCACCGCCGCCGCCCGTGATGTTTGCCACGAGTTTAACTTTGTGTTGTCTGTTATCTTGTGCTATAACATACCCGGTGTCATCGGTTGCGCTTGTTGGGAGTTTTAACTCGCCGGCGACTTCTGCGACTAATGCACATTTATGTTTTTTGCCGTCTATGACAATATATCCTGTATCAACGTTCGGACTTTCTGCCAGTTCCAGGTCGCCAGCTGGTGTAGCCACCATTTGGACCTTTGTTTTTTGCCCTTCAGAGACCGCGTATGCGGTGCTTTCGTTTGGACCGTTTTTGTATTCAATGGTGGCTTCACTCATTTTTATACTCCGTATTTTTTCTTGAATTTGTCTACAAATGTTTCATCGTATTCACGGAATTCGTTCACATTTGCTTGGTCTTCTATCAGCTTTTTTAACACGTCAACCGTCAACCCGTCAATGTTTTTTAACATCCAGCCCAGATTGTTGTGTGCTTTTAGGGCTTCGTTTATCTTCAGGATGAATTTGCGGCGGATTTGGAATTCCTGGTATGCCGGGTCTGCCAGACGTGCTGCGCGTTCTGTTTCGCGTTTTTCTTTGTATTTTGCCTGCAAGTTCCCACTGTATGTCTTTTTCTTCTGGTATATGCTGCGTCTAATCAGCAATTTTTCTTCTTTGCTGATTTTGCGCACCATAATGCCTTTTATGAACAGTTCTTCTTCCCTTGTAATGCCCATTTTGGCTAATCTTGGGTTGAATGCTGGTTCGGCCATGTTGTATTTTGCGTCTATCGCTTTATCTTCGCCAGAATCAGAATCACTGTCGGCAGAATCGCCAGTTTGATTTTCTTCCAAATCGTGTGCAGGCGGTGTTGTATCTTCTGCCACAGGGTCTGGGGTTCCTGTTTCTTCGGCTGTGGATACAGGTTCTTTTTCTTCATTGGTTTGAATGCTTGTTGTTTTTTGTGCTTCGATGTATGCTTTACCATTTTCTTTTGCCTTTTCTTTTTCTTCTTCAGTGGTTGCGGCCTTTAATGCGCGCAACAGTTCAAGTGCGGTCTGGTCTTCTTTTGCCAGTGCTGTCAGTTGCATTAGCCAGTTCATTATTTCAATCCTATTTCTTCTGCGTTGAATTCCGGCGCGCCGAACAATTCAATATATTTTGCTTTTTGTTCTTCGTTGAATTTAACGTATGTTTCAATTTTTTCTTTCAGGTCTTCTTCTGTAAGTGCGATTGACGCGTGGTTTACCAGCCATGTGTCTTTTGTGCCGTCTGCTTTTGTAACTTTAACAGAGTATTGTACGTAACCTGATGTGTTGATTTCTGCCAAATGAATTACCCCTTTTGCTGCGGCGACTTCGCCTTTCAGTGTGCGGAATACATATACTATTTGTCCTAATTCATATTGTTGTTTCATGTTTTGCCCCTTTATTTGCGGTTTTTAATCATCATTTTTGCGCGTTCTTCCAGCATTTTGTCTTGTTCTTCTCTGCTGGCTTTTACGAATGCGCGATTCCATTCTGCTTCGTTGTATTTTGGTTCTGATACAGCGACTGGAATCCGGTTGCCCATCATTGCGTGGCGGACTTTGTTCAGCGACAATGCCCACACGCTGTTGCGTTCTACCAGTTTTTTGTGCATTTGGAATTCTGCTTCTGAGTTGCAGAAGTCTTTCAGCCAGCCGAACAGTGCTTCGTTCCATGCGTTGATGTCGGACACTTCGCCGATTACTTCCTGAACCTTTGCGTTGCGTTCTGCGATTGCTTTTTGGTCTGCTGCGGTGCGTTCCGCTTCTGTTGTCAAGTCAATCGCTTTTGATTCTACCAATTGGTCCAGCACGAATCTGCGGATGTCGTGGTTGCGTTCTACGCCAATTCCCTTTTCCAGTGACAGTTTGTCCAGTTTTTCAAATACTGTGTCAATCTTCTTCTTGTTTTCTTCGTTTGTGATAAATTCGTCAAACTTGGAGTCCAACGCGAAGTCTTTGCCGTATTCTTCTACTTTCTGTGGAACCTGGCGCAGTTTTGAAATCTGTGAGCGGAAGTATTTTTTATCTTCTGCCAGTTTGCGGATTTTATCTGCGTCAAACTGTCCTTCTGCGTTTTTGTATTCTGCCAGGTCGTCCGCTGGTGGGTTGTCGTTCTGGGGATTTACTGGGTCTGTTGGGTTTTTGATTGGGTCGTTTTCGTTCATTTGCTTTGCCCTTTTGGTTCGGTTGCTTTTTTGCCTTTTGCTATCAAGAATTCCAGCATTTCAACGCGCCCTAGGTATCGGTGCAGGTTGTATGCGTGGGGGTCATTTGTGCCTATGTTATAAGCGGTCATGTTCGCCCTTGCGGCAGTCAATTCTGCCTGCAAGACTTCTTGAACTTCTGTTGTGCCGAGAGTGGCCGCTAGTTTGTTGCGGTCGTTCAGCAGTTCTTCTTTGGTTTTAATCATTTGCTTTGCCCTTTGCTTTACATTGCTGGTGTTTGTCCTGGCATTCCGCCCTGCTTATTTGCATTGACGATAAGTTCTTTTATCATTTCTGCCTTCTGCTTTTCGGCTTCCTGCTGGATTTGTGCTTGTGCTGCCGCTTCCATATTTGCTTGGATGTCGTTTTGTGGCAGGACAATGTCTTGTGGGACACGCAACAATTCTGCGATTTTATTTGCGTATACTGGTTTGTTCAGCGCGACTGCGGTCATGGAACCGTCTGGTGTTGCTACGTTGAACAGGTCAATCATTGTCGCGATTGCTTGGATTTGTTCCATGTTTTTGACTTCTGTGGATGTCAGTGTTACCTGCACGCCGTTTATGTATGACTCCAGGTCAAATCCTTCTGGGTAGAATTCTTCAATCTTTGCGAATTCGTGCAACAACCATTTCACGTCATCCGTCAGCATTTTTTGTGCTACGACCACCATATTATTGTTTGTAACGTTCAGGCGGTTTGTGCGTGCTGCGATTTCTGTCGCGGACATTTCCTTGTTTGTCTGGTTTGGAATTGTGTCCGAGTTCATGACGGCCTTGATGTTCATTTCCATTTGGGCCTGGTTCCACTGCTGCACGTTCGGGTCATCGCCCAGTGTCAGCGGTGTCAATGTTGGGTTGTCTTTGCCTGTTGATTGTACTGGGATGATTTCCATTGGTTTCATTTCCAGGCGGTCAAAGTCCAGCATATGGTTTTCGTTTGCCAGCCACATTGGTGCTGCGCGGAACATGATTCCAAATGTGCCATAGTAGCGCAGTGCGTTTAATTGGTTCAGTTCTGGCAGTGCTTTTACGCCGACCCCGATTCCGTACACGCTTCCTGGTTTGCGTGTCCAGAATGACGAAGAGAAGTCGCAGTATTTTGTGGTTCTGTTTACCAGCACGTCTTCACCGCACAGAACGTAGTAATGCCACATTGTGTCTTCGTAGTTGTACATTGTGGCTTCTTTCAATTCTATTATTTCGCCTGCGTTTTGGTTTGTTGTTGGCACGCCGTTTAATGATCTGCCCTGGGTTTCTGGGAATACGGCTGGCACTTCTTCGCGTTTCATTTTCAATTTGCGGTAATAGCCGTCTGTTTCCCCTGTGAATGCTTTGGTCATTGCCACGTCTTTGATTGGCACTGGCACGCGCCAGAACTTGCGGCTGTTGACACTAAATGTGCGGAATCCGACTGTTGTGCCGGCTACCAGGTCGTATGCTGATTCCAGGTAGTTGCCCAGGTTTGGAATAATGCATTTATTGATTGAGTCTGAGATTGCTTCGTCCAGTGCGCGTTGGTCTGCTGTGTCTTCCCACCATGTTGGGGCTTGGACTTTTACTGCGGTTTTTCCGTCTGCGCTGATTACTCTTTGGAATCGTGAAGCGAAGGTGTCTGCTGCTTCGCACCCGACTGTTGTCAGCAACCGTGTGTTTTCCCAGTTGTTGGGGATGTTTTCGTCAATGTAGAACGAATCGCGGTTGGGCATTGTCATACGAAACACGGCGCAGTATAGCGCGTTCCACACTTCCTTTTCTGACATAGCATTATCAAACTTTGTGATGATGTCTTTTACGTTCATTGTTTGTCCTTTTATCCTAGGTCGCCGTATTTATCGTATGAAACTGTTGGTGCGGCCACGCCGCCATATGATGTGTTTGTAAGGTTGGACACTGAATTCATCAGTTCCATGTTTTCTCTGCGTTGTCTTTCTTCTTCAATTTTGCGCTGGCGCGTTATTTCTTCGGTCTGCAGTTTCAACATTTCTTGCTGGATTCGGTTAGACCTTTTCTGTGCCTTGCTGGAAGACCACGCGCTGAATATCTGGCTCCCGACATATGCGCCTGCGGCTATTGCTAAGAGTGCCATTTTAACACCTTTTTTCTGCTCTTGTTTTTGATTCTAACAAGCACAAATTTTTTTTTCAACATTAAAACCATCTGTTTTTCTGTTGGATTGGTCGTGCGCCGCCGTGTGCAATCGCGTAGTCTGTATGTGTCTGTTCTTTGGGTTTGTATGTCATTATTCGCCATATTCCCATAGCGATTGCGTCTGCCATGTTGGGGGATTCGTTGTTCAGGTTCTTTTTAATGTCTTTCTTTTCTGCTATTCGCAGTTTACCTTTGCTTTGCTCTGTGGTGGCATAAACCTGGGCATACATTTCGCGTCTGATTTGGTCTATGTGCGCTGGGTTGCCCACATACCAGCATTGGTTTTGGTTTATCATGCGTTGCCACAGCGCGTATGCTTCGCTGCGTGCGTTGAAGATTGTTTCGTCTGTAACTGGTGGCACATGGCCTAGGAAGTTGACGATTCCGAGTGCTTGTCTGGTTCGTGGGTCTGGTCCGCGTTGTTGTGCTGCGGTGTATCCGATTCCGTTTGCGTCCCATACTTCTTCTGTCGCGCCTGTTGCCGCGCGTGCTTGGTTGACCCGGACCACCAGTGCTGGGGTTTCAATCTGGTATTTGCCCACGATTTCCACCAAAATTGACCCATATGGTGTCTTTGCAACCTTTGCTATGACGGATTCGTCCCCATATCCGCCGCCCACGTCAATTGCCAGGACGACTCTGTTTTGTTCTCGTTCGCGTGCTGTTATGTCTGCTGCGGTGCGTGAGAAGAAGTTTTCAATGCCTGTGTTGTCAAACCACTGGGCCAGGTCTGTGTCGTTCTGGCACATAATGAATCTGGTGTAGTATACTGGCGATTCTGTCTTTGCGCGTTCGTATGCCTGTCGTATGTGTGCTGGCAGTGCGTTGTTTTCCCACCAGTCGCAGCGCATAAACAGTGCGTTATGGGTTTTGCAGAAGTCAACCACGGATTGTGGTGGGTTATTTGATATCAAAAGAATTACCGCGCAGTGTCGGATTTCTGTTTCCAGCGCAGCCACACCTTGCACTTTGTCCCATTTTTCCACTTCTTCGCAGATGAGCATGTCGTATTTCTTCTGTTCGTTCTTGATGTCTTGTCGGCCAAAGAAGTCAAAGTCCACACGCATTGGTCCGATGAATCTGTGCATTGGGTCGCGTTTTGATGAGTTGGCACCGGTTCCGCGGCATTCTGGTGCCAATCGTTCAAATGCGTCTTTGGAACCGTTCAGACCGTTTTCTGTCATCGTTGCGTATTTGATTGTCTGCAAGTATCCGTCATATGCGCCGCTTATGCAGGACCGTTGCGCCCATTCGGATTTTCCGCTTCCGCGCGACCCTTCCAGCAGAATAATGAGTGGGTCGAGTTCGCCGCGCAGGTATTCTGGGGTTTCTTGGAAGAGTTGTATGCGTTCCATTATCTGCGGATAGAGTTTCAGCAGTTTTCGTGGGCATTTTTCAAGAAGTTTGTCCAGTGATAGTTTCATCAGTCTTCCAGTTCTATTGTGATTCTTTCTCTTACCACGCGTTTTGCGCCCTGTGGAATGTCTGTTTCGGGTGTTTCGCCTGCCATTTCGCCGAGCTGTGCCAGTCTTTCTATGTCGCCGCTGTTTATGATTTGTGGGATTGCTCGGGCGACTGTCTGTTCCACCAGGGATTTTCGCAGGTTGTTCATATCTAGTCCTGCGGCCTTTATCTTTTCAATAATCTTCTTATCTATGATATTTCCGTCCAGGAATAGTTTGAGTGCGCCCTTTATGGTGGTTTCTATGTCTTTTTTGGTTGGTTCTATGATTTCGCCTTCCAGGGCGGCTTTTTCTGAACGAACGGCAAGGGCAAACGCGTCTTTACCTGCGTTCGCCCATTTTTCTGCTCGTTCTGCCGCTGCTTCCTTTTTAGCGATTTCTTCTGTCATTAGCACCCTGCTGGTTTCGTGTTCTTCCAATCTTCAATTGCCAGTTTGTCTGGGTGGCCGGTTGAAACCCATTCTGATATTTTCATTGCTTTGCCTTTTAGTTTAGTTTTGTTGCTGTTTTGCCTGTGTACTGTTCCCATCTTTCGATTATGACGTCGCAATAATGTGGGTCTAATTCATTCATATAGCATTTGCGCCCAATCTGTTCGCATGCTATGAGTGTTGAACCACTGCCACCGAATAGATCTAGGATGATGTCGCCAACATTTGATGAATTGCGAATAAGTCGTGCCATAAGTTTTATAGGTTTCATTGTTGGGTGTTCTTTGTTTTTTGCCGGTTTGTTTTCATATATAACCGATGTGTCTAATTGTTCGACAAGTTCTTTATATGCTTTACGCAGGTCTTCTTCGTTCATTAAATCAATTGCTTCCATAGCTGTGGTTTGTTTTCTACCACCGTTCCATGTATGCGATGCGCCATCTTTCCAACCATATAAACAAGGTTCGTGTCGCGATTGATAATCTTGTCTGCCTAATACCAGTGCATTTTTTATCCATTGTAGACATGATCTAACTTCCCATCCTGTTTCTATTAACGCCTTTCTGAAATTATACCCTTGTAAATCTGCATGCCAAATATAGAAACTTGCGCCATTTTTCATATTTGTGTTTGCCGTAGTAAATGCATCTATAAGGAATTGTTGAAATTTTGTATCTTCCATGTGATCGTTTTGTATTTTAAGTCCATTGCTTCCTTCGTAATCAACATTATATGGTGGGTCTGTAAGTAGCATATTTGCTTTTTCGCCATTCATCAATTTATTTATATCTGTTGGGTTGGTGCTGTCGCCGCACATCAGGCGGTGGTCGCCCAAGGCCCATATTTCGCCCGGCTGGACGCGTGTTGGTGCTTCTTCCGGCACGTCCACTTCTTCCACTTCTTTTGTGTCGTAGTCGTCTGATTTGTCGGGGATTATGTCGTATTCGCTGGCGATGTCTGCGAAGTTCATTTGCAGTTCTTCGATGTTCCACTCGCCACCGTCCACGTTATGCCCGATTATTGCGTGTTTGATTTCCTGTTCTGTAAGTTCGCGCTGCGCAGCCAGGACTTCGATTTCCGCGGTTGGGTCTTTTTCCTTGAATACTAACCAGCGCGCATGCCCGGACAGAATCATATTGTTTTTATCAACGATTATGCGGTGTGTGTATCCGTTTTCCTGCATTGACTTTTTCAGACCCTTGAGTGTTTCTTTTGTGATTACTCGTGGGTTGTTTGGGTTTGGGTGCAGGTCTGATATTTTGCGGATTTCGTGTTTCCAGGTTCCGTTGTCAAACTTAGTTTTCTGTTCCATTTTTCAGTTCTTTTGTTTTGTGGTAGGACTTTTTTGACGCTTCGTTGTGCTTTTTTCTGTAGTCTGGGTCTTTTCTTTTTTCTGCCAGCTTTGCTTTTATTTTGTCTTTGTTCCGCTCGTAGTATGACTTTTGTGGTGTATCTTTGGATTGCTTTTTCTGTGGCAATGGTTGGTGGCACAGTGGGCAAAATCTGATTTTCATTTGATTTCCTTTGTTGGTTTATTCTATTGTATGGCGACCGAACTTGTATGTCAACATGCGTTTTGCGTATTGTTTCCATTGTTGGTCGGCGAAGTTTATTATAAACATCATTGCTTCTGGGGATATTTGGTCAACGCTGATTTGTCTTTCGCACAGTCCGAATCCGTCTTTTTTTCTTTTTCTTAGTCTGACCAGGACGGCTTTGCTTCCGAATATTTCTGTAATCCACCATCCGTTTTTGTAGGCCTGGTGCAGTGTTGTCTTTACTGGTAGTGACAGATTTGATACGTCTGGCGAATCAATTATGATTTTTTTCAGCTCTTCCATTATTTCCCCCCTTCCCTTTCCTTTTATCGTTGTTTCTGATTTTCTGCCACCATTTTACTATACACATCGTCGAACACAATGGGTATTTCTTTGTGAAATAATTCGAGTGTCGGTTGCATTATCTGCTTCACGCAGCCCCTGCTATGTCCGACGGCACGCAGGTTAAAGATGTGCTCCCAATGGCGTAAGTTTGTTGTTATCACGAACGATGCGGCGGTTGACTGTGGCAAGACCAAACTTAATTCGTCTGGCTTTGCACCCATGCTTGCCAAGTCCATATAGTTTTTCTCCGCTTGTTGCATTGCGTTCAGCCACACTTGATATTTGATTGTGTCTTTTGGAATCTCAATCGGGTCTAGGAATTTTATCTCACTTCCAAACTTACCCTTGTTGTATGAACACCACCTCGTGCTCTCGACAGCATACGATGCCATCCTTTGTCTCGTCAAATCTTTATACGCTGCAATGTTCGATACATAGCGCATAGATATTGTTGCGTGTTCTAGCATTGCCCAATGTCCAGCCTTGACTAAGGCCTTTACAATTTGTTCCGCAGACTTTCCATCTGCTGTGATTTTGTCTTCCGACCGATAACAGGTGCGTGCAATTTCTTCAATGCGTTTTAATATTGCCTGTCCGTTCAACGGCGTGATTGGTATAACTTGTGCTTGTACTATTTTCATTTGGTCTTCCTTTGGTTTAACATTTGCATATATGCGTTAGCAGACGCAAGTGTTTCAAACCTTACGCGCTGTACATACTCCCCAGTGTCCTTGTTATTGATTTTGTATTCAAGTACCCATTCTCTTTTGGTTTTGTCCCAGTAAGGTTGGTTTTGCATTTGTCCTTTCCTTTGTTTTCGATAATCTAAACTCACACTTTAATTTTGCCATACCATACGGCAATATGG